TTCACCCGCGTCGGCGGAGCAATGCCAATCAAAACAGCAGCAGCATGAGCACACGCACCAACATCCGCACCGCGACGGCGAACGCTCTCACTGGCGCGCTCGTCGTGCCCACCGCAAACATCCTTCGCGGGCGCAACAACACGATTGCGAGCATCTCCTTTCCCGCCGCCGCCGTTTACGCGGTCAGCGAGCAGATCGAGGTGCGCACACTCGGGCCGAGCAACCGGACGCAATACCGGCAGTTGCAGCTCATCGTGGATTACTTCATCGCCGAGAGCGGAACGTATTTGATCGACGACCTTTTCGACACGGGCAGCGCGGCGGTGGAGGCCGCAGTCCTCGCCGACGTGACGCTCGGGGGGCAATGCCGCGATCTCCATCTTAACAGTGTGGACTATGTTATTGAGCCCGATGAAGACAAACGCTGGGGCACGGCTCGTCACACTTTCAACTGCATTTATTTAACCACCGACTAACATGGCAAATCATCTCGGCCGCGAAGGCCTCGTCAAAATCTCAAGCACCACCATCGGCGAGTTGCGCAACTACTCGCTCAGCCACTCGTCAGACACCGTCGAAGATTCCGTCATCGGCGACACCTACCGCACGCGACTTGCGACGATGAAAACGTGGTCTGCCTCGGGCGATCTCTATTGGGATGAGACCGACGCCGGTCAATTGCTCATCACGATCGGCTCGCAGGTCACGCTCAACCTCTACCCAGAGGGCGCAACCGCTGGCGATGTGTATTACACAGGCTCGGCCATCGTGACCAAATTCGATATAAGTGCCAGCTTCGACGGCATCGTCGAGGGAGCGATTTCCTTTGAAGGAAATGGGGTGCTCACAGTGACGAGCGTCTAACTTTGTAACAGCAAAACACACACAACACATGGAAGCAATCGACCTCGTCAGAGAACACTTCGCCTCCCTCGGCACGCGCAAGATCGACGTGCCCGAGTGGAAGCTCGTGGTGCACGCATCGCCGGTCACGCTCGGCGAAAAAAACCGGCTCTATCGTCGCAGCAAGGAGAACGACATGGAGTTGCTGGTGGACATCTTGATTATGAAGGCCACGGACGAGCACGGCGCAAAGCTGTTCACGATCGAGCACAAGCCGACGCTACTGAACAAGGCCGACAGCAACGTCGTGGGACGCATCGCCAACGCCATTCTGGCCGAAAACGGGCCGAGGCCGGACGACTTAAAAAACTGATTCACGGCGGGGATGCCGCCGACTTCCTCGCCGTGTATGCGCTCGCAGATCGTCTCGGCAAATTCGCAAGCGAAGTTCTCACCATGCCGGCGCAGGAATTGAACGGCTGGCTGGTTTACATCGAACACCAAAACCGGAAATCGAAACATCATGGCTGAAGCTACATTCACACTGCGGGCGGTTGATTCGACGAGGGCGGCGTTTGCAAGCGTGCAGAATTCGCTGACGAAGATTCACTCGACGGCGAAAATAGTCTCAACCGGAATGGCGACTTTCTTCGGATTCTCTGCGGCAATAAGCGGCGCGAGAAGGCTAAACGCGGCAATGGAGGACGCAGAAAAGAACGCCAAGAAGCTCGGTTTAAGTAGTGAAGATTTGGATGCGCTAACCGTCGCGACAAACTTCGTCGATGTCGCGATGATGAAGATGCAATCAACGGTCGCGAAGGGAATCGGTGCGTTTGCAAGACTGTTTTCGGGCGCTGGAACCGGAGCAGACGCAGCCGCAGCACGCATCACGCGCATTTCTCCAGAACTGGAAAAGCTCAAGAAGCAGGCCGATGACGTGCGCGATTCAATCTCGATGATTGGAGCAACGGACTCGGTGAAATTCGCAGCAATCGGAGACGAAATCGCGAAGATCAATCGAGAGATCGAGCAAAGCGACAAGTCGGTTGACGCCGAGAAAAACGCAGAGCGCGGCGTAAGGATTGCCGAGCTGCAAAAGTCGAAGGCTGAGCAGGCCTACGCAGCTTTCAAGTCGATGGACGAAGCGATGGGTGCAGTTGCAAAAACCGAATCCGATTATGCGATGTCGCTACTTTCCGAAACCGAACAACAGACAAAGAACAACGCTGCAATCAAGGAAAAGGAACGGGCATTGCTTAGTCTAAAGGCCGCGCTCGGGGACAAAATCAATTCATTCGACATTACCACCGCGAGCCCGCGTGACATTCAAATGATGGATGAGTTGAAAATGAAGCTCGGGGAATACAACGAACTTCTCGGCAAGCGTAAGGTCATTGAAACCGACCTGCAAATCATCGCACGCAACGCGGGCAGCATAATCGCAAGCGGCTTCGAGGACGCAATTTTCAGCGGGCAAAAGCTCGGCGAGGTCATCCGGTCGCTCGGGATGGATTTGATGCGGATGGTGTTTCAGCAGACCGTCACGGCTCCGCTGGCGGCGGGCATCAGCGGTGCAATCCTCAAGGGCTTCGGCGCTCGCGCAATGGGCGGACCTGTCAGCGCGGGTTCCCCCTACGTCGTCGGCGAAAAAGGCCCAGAGCTATTCGTGCCCAGCTCCTCGGGCAGCATCGTGCCGAACGGCGCAATGGGCAGCAGCGGCGGGGGCTCGGGCGGCGTCACGGTCAATTACAACATCGCCGCGGGCGTCTCGCGCGCCGAGCTGGTGCCTATCCTCGAACAAGAGCGGCGGCGGCTCAAGGCGGAGATTCCCGACATGGTGCGGCGCGGGGGTGGCTACCGTGCAGCGTTCGCTTAAACGTCATGGCTATCACCTACCCACTTTCTCCGCCGTCTCCGTTTAACCTTTCGCGCTTGTCGCTCACGGGCGTCTCGGCGGTGTCGCGCAACACGTCGCCCTTCACCTTGCAGACGCAGCAATACAACCACGCAGGCCAAGCGTGGCTCGGCTCGGTTGATTGTCCACCGATGACTCGCGCGGATGCCGAAACGATGCTCGCCTTCTTGCTGAAGGCGCAGCGCGGCACGTTCTACTTTCAGGACTACGCAAACACCGCTCCGCGAGGCGCAATCTCTGGCACGCTTGTCGTCGCTTCAGCGACCGCCAATTCTTCGACGCTGACTTACACTGGGACAACGGGCGGGACGGAGTTTGCGCTTGGTGACTGGCTGCAAATCTCGACCTCGCTCTACAAAGTCATCCAGCTAAACGGAGCTGGCAGCGTCGATGTCTTTCCGGTGCTGCGCAAAAGTTACGCAGCCACGACGGCAATCGTGAAGACGAACGCAAAAGGCGTTTTCCGCCTCGCGCAGCCGACGACGGAGTGGTCGATCGAACTGGCAAGCGTTTACGGCATCAGCTTTTCAATCGTCGAGGACGTCGAGACATGAGCATCACCACAGCAGGACGCGGACTGACAAACGACATGGTCACCGAGGTGAGCGCATCGCAGCTCTCGCCGATCCTGCTCGCTTCCCTTTCCTTCGCGACGCCGGTGCATATCTGGACCGGCTACGGAACGATCACGGTCGGCAGCACGGCGTATCTGGGAATCGGGACGCTCGGCTCGATCTCGCCGGTCGAGGAGACGACGGACCTCGCGGCGCGCGGCATTTCCATGCAGCTATCGGGCGTTCCCACGGCGATGCTGGCCGTTGCGCTGACCGAAAATTATCAGGGCAGAGAGTGCTCGGTTCTGTTTGGCGCGCTTGAAGCCAGCGGCGCACTGGTGTCGTCGCCGGTCACGATCTTCTCGGGGCGGATGGACGTCATGAGCATCAACGACGACGGGCAGGATGCGACAATCATCATGACCGCCGAGAACAAGCTCGTGGACTTCCGTCGCCCGCGTGAAGTGCGCTACACCGACCAAGAGCAGAAAAACCTTTTCCCGTCCGACAAGGGACTAGAGTTCGTCACGGCGATTCAAGAAAAGCAAATCTACTGGGGCAACGCCAAGCTCGTCGCGCCGGTGAACGAAGGCGGCGGCGAGAGCGAGCGCACCGGCTACGAATGAACATGGCCACGCGCTGCAATAACTGGCCGGACCTGCTCACGGCTTACATCGAGCGCAAGCGTCACGAGGCGTTTGCTTGGGGCTCCAACGATTGCTGCCTCTTTGCGGCGGACTGGGTGGAGCTCTGCACGGGCAAGGATTACGCCGAAACGTGGCGGGGTCGCTACTCGTCGGGGCTCGGTGCGGTGCGCGTTCTCGACCAAGCTGGCGGCGTCGAGGCTCTGGTCGATGCGTTGCGCCTGCACCGCGTGGCGCCGCAGCAGGCTAGGCGTGGCGACATCGTTGCGCAGCAAGCTGGCGGCGGCATAACGCTCGGGATTTGTCTCGGTCTCACGACAGCCTTTGTCGCCAAGACCGGTCTTGTTTTCATGCCGATTTCTAACGTCGAGACCGCTTGGAGAATTTAAAATGCCTCAAGCAATTCCAGCCCTAATCGCTGCTGCTGTTGCCGCAGCAAAAACGATAACACTCACAGCGGTTGTGAAATTCGCTGCGATCACTGCCGCGTCAATGGCCGCGTCGAAACTACTCGCGCCCAAAATGCCGAGCTTCTCCGACTCGTCGCTCTCGGAGCGCAGCCAGATGGTTCGTTCTCCGATCGCGGCGCGGTCAATAATTTACGGCCGTTGCCGCGTCAGCGGGACCATCGTTTACATTTCGACGACTGGCACGAAAAACGAATACCTTCACCTCGTCGTTGCTCTGGCCGGCCACGAGGTCGAGGCAATCGACGAGATTTATTTCAACGATGAAGAGGTGCCGCTGTCAGGAAATCAGCCGACCGGATTTTACTCGGGCGTTGCGCTCATCAATAAAAAGCGCGGAGTGCCGAATGACACAGCGGACCAAGATTTGATCGACGCAACCGTCAACCTCACAGACGGCAAGTGGACATCAGATCACAAGCTCTCTGGCATCGCCTACCTCTACGTCCGACTGACATGGGACGCGGAGAAATACCCGAGCGGCATACCGAACATCAGCGCCGTCGTGCGTGGCAGAAAGGTCTTTGACCCGCGCACAAGCACCACCGCCTACTCGGCAAACGCCGCGCTCTGCTTGCGTGATTACCTCACGAACTCGCTCGGCATGGGCATGACGAGTGCGGAGATGGATGACACGGCGTTTGGCGTCGCGGCGAACGTCTGCGACGAGGACATCGAGATAAAGCCGGTGACGACGCCAACGCCGACCGAAGAAAAGCTCTACGAAGCGAACGGCGTCGTCTCGACCAGCGCATCGCCCGATGAGAACATCGGCAAACTTCTTTCGGCGATGGGCGGACTGATCGCCTACACCGGCGGCAAGATCGCGCCTTACGCTGCGGCCTACCGAATCCCGACCGTGACGTTCAGCGAGAAGCATTTCGTGGGGCCGATCAGCGTGCAGACGCGCACGAGCGCACGCGACCGCGTGAACTCGGTGAAGGGCGTTTACCTAAGCGAAATCAACAACTGGCAGGTCACGGACTTCCCGACGATCACGGATGCAACCTATGTTTCCGACGACAATGGCGTAGTTTTTTTCCGCGACGTGGTGCTGCCGTTCACGACTTCCTCGTCGTGCGCGCAGCGCCTCGCGGTCATCGAGCTTCGCCGCGCTCGCGAGGAGATCACGATGTCGGCGCGCTTCCGATTAGAGGCGATGCAAGTGCGCGCGGGCGACACGGTGATGATCACCAACTCAAAGCTCGGATTTTCCTCTAAGGTCTTCGAGGTCATGGAGTGGAATTTTGCGAGCGGCGGAAATCCTCCCGAGGTATTCGTGGACATGACGCTGCGCGAAACCGATTCGTCGGTCTATTCGTGGAATGTCACGGATGAAATCTACACGGCAGGCGCGCTTAACACGACGCTGCCGGACCCGTTCACGATCAGCGCGCCGACAAATCTCTCTTTGACTGCGGACGGCACGACGCAGTTCATCCAAGCCGACGGCTCGGTCATGCCGCGAATCAGGGTCGCGTGGACTCCGCCAGCCGTAGGCTTTATTGAGTCTGGCGGCGCTGTCGTCATCGAATACAAGCCGAGCACGAGCACGACTTATCTGACATGGAGCCGCGTCGAGGGGGCGCAGACCGAGGACTTCATCAGCTCGGACGTGAAGATCGGCACGAACTACAACGTGCGAATTTACGGCGAAAGCTATTTCCGCATTTCTACGAGTTACCTCAGCGGAACGATCACCGTCGCTAAGGACACCACCGCGCCAAGCATCCCCACCGGTCTCGCCGCCGTAGTCGGCACGGGCCGCGCCGTCTCCCTCGACTGGAACGACAACACCGAGCCCGACTTTTCGGAGTATGGCATTTACCGGCTCACATCTCCCGTCACCGCTTCCGCGCTGAAAATCGCCGAGGTTCGCGCATCGCGATTCGTGGATACGGACGTGGACATCGGGACGACGTATTACTACTGGCTTAACGCTTACGACACCGTGGAGAACGTGTCAGGGTTTACCAACTACGTCCAAGCGACGCCATCGGTCATCACTGCTGGGCCTATCGACCCGACGCCGCCAGACCAGCCCGAAGCGCCTACGCTCATCAGCACGACGGTCTATCTGTCGAGCGACGGCGGTTCATTTGCGCGCGTCTCGCTGACCGCTCCACCGCTGCCAGCGAGGGCGGTCGCTCTCGATGTGCTTTACCGGCGCACGGGCGCGAGCGATTACATCGTCGGCAATCAAATCTCGTCGTCGGTTTCCTACGCAGTCTCAATCGACGATCTAACGGTCGGCGAATCCTACGAATTCGCAGCCCGCGGGATCTCGTTCTCGGGGGCGATCTCGGAGCTTTCAACCGCGCTGAGTCAGAGCGCGCCGAGCAACACTACCCCACCAAATGCCCCGACCGGATTAACCTACATCGCTGGAAACAGCGCAGATTTCAAACGACCTCC